TCAATCTGTCACCCTTGCACCGTTCGGTGCAATATTTCCTTCTACACCAAGTTTACCAATATTCTCAATCAACACAGGATCAAGATGATGAAACAGCAAATGCTCAATGTCAATATATCCTTTTGCGTTCAATCGTTCTGTCATGTGATTAAACATGTCAGTATAAAGGTCTCTAACATATGGAAGCAAGAATGCATCAAAACTCCACAATCGGCTCATATATTGCAATGTAATGCCACCTGTGGTTTCTTGTCTAAATTGACTTGTAAATGGACCACGAACAATAATTTTATCTACGGCTTGCATGTGTTTGTCATAATTGAAATCATCATTTAGTGTATAACGCCCACTCATCTTAAAAATACGTTTATACTTTTCACGCCAACCATCTTCAATAGCTTTATCAAAGAAAGAACCATACATGATAATTTCAATCATGTTTTTAACAATGTCGTGATTGGGCACTTGCTGAATCTGTTGAATATTTTCAGCGTCAGAAAAAGTATAAAATTTATCAATGTATTGCGATAGGATATCACGTTCTTCTTTTGTAATATCCTGATAACCACCATCTAGTAGAATGATTTCTGCATCGCACTTGTTTCTAATGGACTTGCAAGTCTCAATAGTTTGTTCAAGTCTTGTCTGAGTATCATACACACCATGCTTTGCATGAATTGCAGAAGATACTAAAAATACACTATCACTCATTTGTCTTCCTCACTTTTTTAACAGGCGCTTTTTTAGCCGCAGGTTTTGCTCTAGGCTTTTTAGGCGCAGATGCTTTCATTATTTCTTCAGCACGGGTGTTCAAACGCTTGAACACTTCTTCTGGCTCCATCCAGATATCTTTGTTCTCTAGTATAGACGTAATTTCATCGTCTGTCAAGAATCCAGCATATACACCACGCATGAATTTATCTGACCACTTGCGTTCGTACATGATGTTGTCATACATCTCGCCACCCTTGCCAATTGTTCCACCTGAATAGTTGTGAAACATAAACATAGAATGTTCTGAGATTTCAAATAAATCACCAGACAAGAACACCATTGTAGCAGCCGACATACATGCGCCTTCTACTGATGTTAGAATATTGGCTTGAGATTCGGACATAACACGCATTAATTGTATTGCTGTGTATAGATTGCCGCCTGGAGAATTGATATGAATTTTAACAACATCATTCTCTGTTGCGTTTCTAATAACTTCATACCATTCAACGTAATCGTCTGGAATTGTTATTTCTCCAACCAAATAGAACGTGTATAGTTGCCCTATTATTTTTGGTTGCCTAGGTTTTTTAGCATCGTCTAAACCAAACAACGAACTGAGTTTTTCTTCTTCCATGTTTATCACTTTCAACTTATAATATAGAGTATACTCTATTTTTCTTTGGATGTCAACTTGTCAAATCCATATTTGCATAGCCAATACGCATCAATCAAGTCGGAAGAAGGATTCCATTGCTTCTCAGTCATATGTAGTTCGTCTTTTAAACGAATAGCATTGAATTCCTCAAAGACTTCTTGCATTCGTTCTTTATTTGCATTGCCTTTACCAGTAGCATATTTCTTAAGTACTGTTGGTGGTATCTCTGTACACTCTACGGCAAACAACCATAGTCTGTATTTTAAAATGCCAGCATTCTCAGCAATGTTGAAAACTCTACCTTTTGATCCCATAGAATATCCTTCTAGGAATACGTGACAGCTTTTGTCTGTCTCTAACAATTTGTCAATGAAGAAATTTGATATGCCGTCATATCTTAGTATATCAGTCATTCCTTCATGGTCAAAAAATCTACCTGTTATGTTTTTAAATTGCACATCATATTTTCTAGATTGTGTCAGAAAATAAAAATGACATTTCTCAAAATTAAACTCACCATCCTCATCATCAAATACACACATTGCAGGACATGTTAGAGAATAATCTACTCCTGCTATAATCATCTATCGTCTTCCGAAGACCATTCATCGTCTTCTATCAGTTTGTCCCAATCGTCTTCTTCTGGCCAGTCTTGATTTTTTTCCGATACTGTTTCTTCGGATACTTCCAACCCACAATAAGCACAATGTGTTGGTGGTGTTTCTAATCCTACCAATGGTGTTACTGAATACTCAGCCGCACATGAATCACAAAATACGCTATATGTTGTCATTTGATCTCCTTATTCGTACATTACTGTGTCTTTATCTCCTAGAGACCATTTCGGATTGTGTTCTACAACAAACTTTCTTGTTGCAACTTTAAAATCTGGAAACTTTAGTTCTTTAGGATTGCTTGCTGCGTCAAAGAATATACACCGATTGTTTGGTTGTGCAGCATATTGTCCATTATCTAGTTCAATAAAATTATAAGACTTGTGATCTTCTGGCCATTCAGAATATGTCAAGTCAATCATGTTGTGATCTGGTGCGGCATGGTCAACGGTGAACATGTAATTGCCTTGATACCAGTTTTTATCTTTTGCGTAAAATTTTCCTGTTAGATTTTTAAGAAAAACTTTTTGTATGATTGTCATGTCGTATCCAAGACAGTCCCAGATTTGTAGATAGTCCAAAGGAACAAATTTCTCTGGCTCTAGATTATGATCCCTACTTACATATGCACTCAGCGGCAGTTTGTCGTAGAGTGCACCGTATTCTGGAAGATATGATTCAATGCGAAATGCTTGACCACGAATTGATTTAATGCTAATCCAAATGCAGGGCACATATTCACCGTGACCTTCTTTAAAATCGTATAGAAATTCTTTTCTGACAAAACAGTGAACGGGAGGTAAATTAGCTAATAAAAATGACATTCAATTGCACCATGAAGTTTTAGCTTCGCCGTAGTATTCACGGGCTAGACCATTTGCAATCAATGCTTGACGTAAACTCTTTCCGTCTAAGATAACATCACCAAGAACACGCCCACCATACTTGTCCCAATCCATTAAAACGACTTGGCGTTTCTGTGCAGAACTAACTGCTTGTTTTGTGAATTCACTAGCCCTTTTTCCCATTATATCTTCCTTTGCGCATTGCGCTCTGAATCCTTTTTCTGGTGTGTCAACACCAAAGATACGAATGCTTAATTCTTTTTTGAGTGGATCTGGCAACCAATCCGCTTCAAACGCAACAGTATCCCCATCAATAACCCTAGTAATATTAGCGTCATATGTTACTCCAGCTTTTTGTTTTCCTGTTTGTGCATGTGCGTTCCATGCGGAAAATGAAAGTCCAAATACTAAACAAATTGTCCAAAATAAATTTTTCATGCTGCTTTACCCCACACATCATATGCCCATGGATAGTCGAATGCATCTCTGCTATTCATTAAATCACTTTTTATTTTTGTTGCACTCATTTTTTTATTGTTCTCCAAAATGTATTCTTCTGCCAGGATAGTTATCTATGAAGTACATGAATATACTTTCTATAGTCGGTTGTTGTGTGATAAACGCATCTGTTTTTCTGTCGTAAACAAAGATTTGATTATCAAACACTTCAGTTCTACAAATTAATATGTCCATGTTTTTATTAGAGACAGCTTGCTCATCAGGAGCTCTTAGCACCTTCACTCCGTCAATTTCATTTTCTGATATCTGTGATCTTCTTCTAAGAAAAATGATGACACAACTAACAAGAAAAATTAATTCCATCACACCAAAATTCCAATCCATTTAAGCGCCCAACCATTCTGTTAATTCATTTTTCATATAACCCCTTAAATTAAATGATTTCGCAAACTCCACCACTACATGCGGCTTGATCTGTCAATGATGTGTTATCATCATGTTCAACAACTTTGCGTAGATCAATTTCATGCAACAAAGGTACCATTTTATTAAATTGATCTTCTGTGATATCTTCAAATGGCGCCTGCTTGTATGTTCCGCCATCATATGGGATTACAGAAATGCCAGTATAGTCTTCTCTATTCTTCCACATCCAACGACCAGCGCGATACCATTCATTGCTCTTCAATGAAATGGTGCAACTTACATTATGATAGTTGTCGCCTGAACGATGCCCACTACGAACCCATTCAGTATTAAACTTCTTCACTCGCTCTAATAAATCCATGAAAGATTCTGTTCTCAATATTGCACCAGCTGGTGCTTTTTGTGGAAACGACATTACAGCTTCAATGTGTGGTTTGAAATAGCAGTCTTCAATTAGATCAGGAAAATTTTCTTGCATGTATCTATATAGAGGTTCATTTTTTCCGACTCTCATTCTACGCACATAGAAATCATTGTGCCATGCATGAATGCCTGAAGACGATCCAACTGTTAGAGATGATGTTCCAGATGGCTTAACTGTTGTAGTTCTAGCCGCTGGATTAATTCCTATGATAGACGCAACTCTTGCATTCTCCAATATAACAAGTTCGGATGCTTCTTTCAGATTCAATTTAAGAACTGCACCAGATGCAATACCAGTCATGCCAACACCGATGAGTGCTTCTTTTTCTGTCTGCTCTTGCCATTCAGGGCGCAAGTAATGGAAGTCAGTATACCCAGCTTGCAAGGTTCCTAAAAACGCTCCAGCTTTAGCCCGATTGTTTAAGTCTTCTTGATCTACAATGTCTGAAGTATTAATCTCTGTTAAATTGCAGAATTGAAACGGGTTCAATGCAATTTCACAGCATGGGTTTGTTCCCCACTCATAATTATTTGTCCAGAATATTCCAGGCTCGCCAGCACCAGATGCTTGAATTCGTTCCCATATATCTGCGAATTCATCTTCTGTGATATCTTTACGACTTAGCACTACTGAATTATTTGCACGACCTCTTTGCGGATTCATTTCGTACCACACACCAGATTTGCATGTTAGCATGTCCATGTCGCCTTTGCTAAACAATGCAATCATTGCGGCTCGTCTAATTCCACCACTCAATACTGCATCAGCAATGTGACATAGAATATCATGCACTTCTAATGAAGTCATTTTTCTTCCGATTGCGTTATTGAGTTTAGCACGAATATGCTCAATACAAATTCTTAGAGGATCGGGACCCGGCGCTTTGCCTCCAGATGTAACAAGTCTCGCACCCTTTGATCTAATGTCTCTGAAATCAAATATTGGATCAGACTTGCCATGAAAATACGCCTCAACTAAAATCTTAATTGCATCAGCCCAACCCTCAATCGAATCTCCAACTAAGAATCGTCTTGTTCTTTCTTTCGGACCAACTACAGTAGACAACTGTTGAATATGTTGTTGCTGAACACTATAGCCAACGCCAGTACCACCAAGCAATAGAAACATAGTTTCTGAAAATGAATCTTCATGCGTGATAGGTAAGAATGCACAATTGTATAAACGATTGTTAGATAGTTCGATGGGCACTCCACCAAACTGTAGAGACCTCATTGACGGCAAGACTTTTTTATCCATAACATAGTCTTTGTATACCGCTTTAATTTCATCTTTAAGTTGTGGGTATTTTTTTATGTGCATTTTAATGTTGCGATCACATAAGTCTTCCCATGTTTCTCTGCGATTAAGTTCTGGCACAAATCTTGCGTACTTGTTAAATACTGTAATGTCCGATAGAATACTCTGAGTGATATCCATTATATTTTCCTATAGTTAATTGTTTTTTGTTAATTCATTCGCTAAAGGAAATACTCTTGAAATTACTTCAGCACATGCCTTAGCAATTTCAATGTGTTCCTTTTGCGTTCCGTTTTCTTTTCTCAGAGAGATATAATGTATCCATGATCTAAGAGTCCCATTCATGTATAATTTGGATACTGTAAGTCCTTCTGGTAATACTGCTCTTGCTTGTTCTTTTGCAATACCATTCTTAATAGCCCATTCATATTCTTTTTTAACTACATACAACACTCGCTTTTGAGCCCGTTCCCATTCATATGCTAACAGTTTTTGCTTTTCATCAGACATATCAATTTCTACAGAATTCTGACGATTTTTTGTGTCTTGCATTCTTGCTTCACGCAAAACAAATGCGTCATCAAGTTCTGCTGTAGGATCAGCATATCGCTGACTAAATTCTTGAAACGAAAAACTTCTATGCCTCAAGATTTGTCTTGCAATGTCTCTTGTTGTTTCAACTTCAATACATACGGAGACCATTTCAAGTGGACTCCAATGCTTGTGTTTGATAAGGTATTTGATGAGTTTTTCTGAAGTCTCGAAATTGGCTTGATTGGAGGGATTAGACACTCTTGCACAATATGCGACAAGGTCCTGTAGATTGGGTAATTCGAATTCAAATTCATCTTGTTTGCTTGGTTCAATCGCGTGTTGTGAATAACTGATTAATTTTATGTTCATCTCATTTTCCATATGTTGTATTCAAGTAGTGCTTTAGCACCACAAAAAGTAAATTTATTTATAGTATTGATGATTTCGTCCTGCGCTTTTCCAGCTAGTATCATATCATTTATATCTTTTTCTTGATATGTTTTGGGCCAGATCACAACATTTGAATCCACATCAATAGCATCACCAATTTCTCTCACAATTTCTTTATTCCGTGGTTCATTGTCGTAAATCAACACTAACTTATCTTTCGGCAAGTGATTG